TGAGCATCCTAAAAACTCATGGCATTCCAAGTATCACCCGGAGTTCAGGTCAACGAAATTGACTTGACCAATGTCGTTCCGGCTGTGTCCACCTCAATTGGTGGATTCACCGGAGCTTTCAACTGGGGTCCTGCCGAAGAGATCCGTACGGTCAGCAGCGAGAAGGAACTCGCCGAGACTTTCGGAACTCCAAACGACACGACCGCAAAATCATTTTTCACAGCTGCTTCCTTCCTGAAGTACGCCAACGCCCTCAAGGTCGTTCGTGTTGTTCACTCAACGGCACGTAACGCTACCTCAGGATCCGGTGGTAACTCAGGACTGCTGATCAAAAATCGCGAGGAATACGATAATTCGTACGCCGGCGGTTCAGCCAATGTCGGAGCTTTCGGTGCTCGCTGCCCAGGAGTTTTAGGAAATTCACTCAAGGTCGAGGTTTGCTCCAGTTCAACTGGATTTGCAAGCTGGTCGACGACAATCGACACCGTTACGTATACGTGGTCAGGTGAATTTGATGGTGCCCCTGGCACAAGTTCATATGCTGCAAAGTATGGTTCATCTAACGACGAACTGCACATCGTCGTCATCGACGAAGATGGCCTGATCAGTGGGAAAAAGGGAACAGTTCTCGAGAAGTTTGCTTACGTTTCTCAGGCATCCGATGCCGTAAAGGACGATGGCACTTCTAATTACTATAAGAACGTCATCAACGCAAACTCAAAGTACGTCTACTGGCTTGATCTGTTCGACGCTGTTGACGGCGCTGGAACAACCCTTCAGAATTCAGGCGAAGCCGCAAGTGGCGGTATCGCATACGATACTGAGACAGCAAACCTCGGATTCTCATTGTCCGGAGGTCTTGATGGTACAGCAGTTGGTGCAGCCGAGCTCTCGACCGGTATGGATCTCTTCGCCGACGCTGAAACAGTTGATGTGAATCTGCTGTTCTCGGTCAACGATGCAAATGGCGTTAATACCATTGCAGCAAGATACGCTGACCTCGACCTCATATGCTGTCATCGACAGCACAGCGCTGAAGATCTACGACAAGTACAATGATGTCTACCGCTGGATCCCAGCTTCTGGACATGTCGCCGGTCTCTGCGCATATACAGATAACGTTGCTGATGCCTGGTTCTCACCTGCCGGATTCAATCGTGGCCAACTCCTCGGAGTCACCAAGATTGCCTTCAATCCAAAGCAGGCAGATCGCGATACGCTCTACAAAGCACGTATTAATCCGATCGTCAGCTTCCCTGGCCAAGGCACAGTTCTCTACGGAGACAAGACCGCCCTCGCCAAGCCATCGGCTTTCGATCGCATCAATGTCCGTCGTCTCTTCATCACTCTGGAGAAGTCAATCTCCACAGCTGCTAAGTTCCAGCTCTTCGAGCTGAACGACGAGTTCACCCGCGCAATGTTCCGCAACATGGTCGAGCCATTCCTGCGTGACGTTCAGGGTCGCCGTGGTATCACCGACTTCAAGGTGGTCTGCGATGAGACGAACAATACCGGAGATGTTATCGATCGTAACGAGTTCCGTGCTGACATCTACATCAAGCCAGCCCGTTCAATCAACTTCATCACTCTGAACTTTATCGCCACTCGCACTGGCGTTGAGTTCTCCGAGCTGACTGGAAGCTAAACCATCAACTAAAGGAGAACACTTACAATGGCTAATCTAGGAATCAATGATTTCAAGGCAAAGCTAGTCGGTGGTGGAGCACGCAATAACCTGTTCAAGGTTACCGCTAACTTCCCTGCCTATGCTGCCGGAAATGTTGAGCTTGCGTCCTTCCTCATCAAGTCCGCAGCTCTTCCATCATCACTCATCGCTCCAATCACGATCCCATTCCGTGGTCGTCAGATTCAAATCGCGGGAGACCGCGTGTTTGAACCATGGGGCGTCACAGTCATCAATGACACGGGATTCGAGCTCCGCAATGCCTTCGAGCGCTGGATGAATGGTATCAACCAGCATGCAGCAAACACTGGTCTGACAAATCCTTCGGATTATATGGCTGACCTGGCTGTTGAGCAGCTCAATAAGGACGGTACCGTACTGAAGAAGTACGACTTCCGCGGATGCTGGGTCTCAAACGTCTCCGCGATTGATCTGAGCTATGACTCAGAGAACACGATCGAGGAGTTCGGTGTCGAGTTCCAGGTCACCTACTGGGAATCAAATACGACTACTTAATGGTAGTTTTGCCTCAATAAATAATTGGCGTGGGGGTATTTTTGGCCCCCACGCCTTTATTCGTTAAGAAACCCCACAAAACATCTCGTCATGGCACTCAAATTCTTTGGATTCACATTCGGCAAGGAGGATGACTCCAACGATCGCGAGCTGATCAAGAGGAAGAACCTCGAGAAGCAGGCGGTATCATTTGTTCCGCCGACCTCGGATGATGGATCGACGGCCATTGCAGCCGGTGGGTACTATGGTCAGTACTTGGACCTGGAAGGTGACGCGGCGAAGACCGATGTTGACCTCATTCGCAAGTATCGCATCGCGGCAGAGCAGCCGGAGTGCGACATGGCAATCGAGAATATCGTGAACGAGTGCATTGTTCACGAATACAACGAGAATCCGGTCGATCTGAACGTGGACGACCTGGAGCAGCCAAACTCCATCAAGAAGGCAATCAAGGAGGAGTTCAATCATGTTCTCCGCCTACTCAATTTCAACCTGAACGGACAGGACATTTTCCGTAGATGGTACGTTGATGGTCGTCTGTACTATCACATCATCGTGGACGAAGAGAATCCGCGCAATGGTATCCAGGAAATCCGTGGAGTAGACGCGCTACGTATTCGTAAAGTTCGCGAGATCAAGGAAGAAACAGATCCTGTCAGTGGCGCCCGTGTGGTACGTACACTGGATGAGTATTACCTCTACCAGGACGGTGGACTGCAGAAGTCTGATGTCGGTCTAAAGATCAACAAAGATGCTATCTGCTATATCACATCCGGAGTACTTGATGCTTCTCGCAAGCGCGTTCTTTCGCCTCTGCACAAGGCACTGAAGCCAGTCAACCAGCTCCGCATGATGGAAGATGCGCTGGTGATCTACCGTCTTTCCCGTGCCCCTGAGCGTCGTATCTTCTACATCGACGTCGGTAACCTGCCAAAGGGTAAGGCCGAAGAGTACATGCGCACAATCATGAACCAGTACCGCAACAAGCTGGTCTATGATGCCCAGACCGGTGAGATTCGTGACGACCGCAAGCATATGTCCATGCTGGAAGACTTCTGGCTGCCACGTCGCGAGGGTGGCCGCGGCACAGAGATCACCACACTTCCTGGTGGTGATAACCTATCCCAGATCGAGGACATTCTCTTCTTCCAGAAGAAACTGTACCGTTCGCTAAATGTTCCGATCTCTCGCCTGGAGCCTGACAATGGTTTCAACCTGGGCAAGTCATCCGAGATCACCCGCGACGAAGTCAACTTCCAGAAGTTCATCGATAAGCTTCGCAAGAAGTTCTCTGCGGTGTTCCTGGAGCTCCTGCGCACTCAGTTACTCCTCAAGAATGTGATCACCGAGGAAGATTGGGATGAGCTGAAGGAGCACATCCGTGTCGACTTCCGCAAGGATAACTTTTTCTCCGAGTTAAAGGATGCAGAGATTCTATCCGAACGGATCAACCAGTTGAATGCCATTAGCCCATATGTTGGAAAGTATTTCTCTGAAAAATGGGTTCGCCGTCATGTTCTTCGTCAGACCGACGAAGATATCGATGAAATGGCGGAAGAAATGGGCGAAGAGGCTGATGCAGCCGCACAGCAGATGATGGAGAATCCTCAGATGGATACAGGTGCCGGTGTCGAGGATATCTCTGCAAACGAGACATTTGACCGGTCAGCCTAATATCTAGAGTCAAGGCATTTGAACCTATAAATAAGACTACGCAAAATGAGCAGCAATATTTACTCAATGATCGATGCACTAAGGACCGGTGACGCGTCTGGCGCACAGGAATCATTTAACCGTGCAATGTCCGAGAAGATCAATGCTGCCCTAGACGACCGCAAGATGGCAGTTGCAAGTCAGATCTATAATCAGGCAGTCGAAGAATCTGTTGAACTCTCTGAGGAAGAAGCTATTGACGAGGCAGCGGTTGACGCCAAGGGCCACAAGAGCTCAACTGGCGGGCTGACACAGAAGGGAAGAGATTACTACAACCGCAAGACTGGTGGAAATCTTCAGGCGCCAGTCACAAAGAAGCCTTCAGAACTGAAGAAGGGTAGCAAGGCGTATAACCGCCGCAAATCTTTCTGCGCACGTATGTCTGGGGTCAAGGGACCTATGAAGAAACCAAATGGTGAGCCGACGCGCAAGGCTCTCGCCCTCAAGAAGTGGAATTGCTAATCTCGCATGAAACTCGTCACCGAATTTAACGACTCAGGACTACAATACATCACTGAAGCTGCCGAGGGCGGAATCAAGAAGGTCCGCCTCGAGGGAGTCTTCATGCAGGCTGAAAAGCCGAATCGCAACCGTCGCCGCTACCCATTGGGGGTACTGAAGCCGGCGGTTGAGAAATACATCAATGAGCAGGTTCGTACCGGCCGTGCAGTGGGTGAGCTGAATCACCCAGATGGCCCGACGGTCAACCTGGATAAAGTTTCACATCGTATTACCGAACTCAAGTGGGACGGTAACAACGTTGTCGGAAAGGCACTGATACTAGACACGCCGATGGGTAAGATCGTGAAAGGTTTAATCGAAGGCGGCGTCCAGTTAGGTGTCTCTACTCGTGGTATGGGATCGCTGAAACAGGGCAAAGACGGAATCATGGAGGTCTCGGATGATTTCATCCTCTCCACCGTCGACATTGTTCAAGATCCTTCCGCTCCCGATGCTTTCGTCAACGGGATCATGGAGGGCGTCGAATGGGTCTGGGATAATGGTGTCCTGAAAGCTCAGCAAATTGAAAAGTATGAGACTGAAATTAAGAACGCATCTTCGCAGCGTCTCGCAGAGGCGCAGCTGAAGGTTTGGAATGATTTCCTCTCAAAACTATAACCGCTACATTAGTAGTACACAGCACACATGTCTAAGAAAATCAAGAAAGGTCAATTCGATCTGATCGAAGACATCACTGTTGAGGAACTACGCAAGGATGGACTCGTTGAAGAGGTTGCAGTTTCGGGTGAAGAGTCATCCAAAAAGAAAGATGAGACAGGCTCAGAGGCCACGGACGCCGTAAAGGCAAACGCCGAGACCAAGAGCGCCATTGACGGTTCTGCACCAGCAGACGCCGGCAAGGAAGACCACGTCGGTCAGGGACCTGGAAAGGTCGATGAACCAGAGGAGCAGAAAAAGGCGCAAGCCGCTGCTGACGCTGCAGCTAATGCAGCACCAACAGCCGAACCTCCGAAGACGAAGGCAGGTCTCATCAATGCCGTATACCAACAGTTAGTCAACATGAAGACCGAAGAGGTCGCTAATGTCTACAGCACGCTGGCAAATCCAGCGCTGCCACCGAAGGCCGAGGAGCCAGCTCCAATGCAGACGGGTGACAATAGCACCGATAAGGACGAGAAGAAGGAAGCCGGTGAAAAGGAAAACGACGGAGAGGAAGAAGACAAAGACGAGACCAATGAGTCACTGAAGGTTCTTCTGCAGGCTGAAAAGTCACTCACCGAGGATTTCCGTTCAAAGGCCTCAAGTCTGTTTGAATCCGCAGTCAAGACGAAGGTAGCATCCGAAGTCGCTCTCATCGAGAAGAATTACAACGCTCGCCTGAACGAGGAAGTCGCCACGGTGACCACTCAGCTGGCCGAGAAGGTTGATTCATATCTGAACTATGTTGTTCAGACCTGGATGGAAGAGAACAAGGTCGCCATCGAGTCCGGACTCCGTACTGAGATCGCCGAGAACTTCATTGGAGCGTTGAAGAACGTCTTCACTGAATCATACATCGAGGTCCCAGAGGGCAAGGAGAACCTGGTTGATACACTCAACACAGAAGTCGCCAAGCTCGAGGAACAACTGCTCAAGGCCACAGAGTCTAACATGAAGCTCACAGAGTCAGTCGCTAAGCTCGAGCGCACGCAAGTGATCGCCGAAGCTTCGAAGGACCTCGCTTCAACAGAGGCTGCCAAGCTCGTTTCGTTGGTTGAGGATGTTGATTTCGAGAACGCCGAGACCTTCTCTAAGAAGGTTCAGAGCATCAAGGAATCATACTTCCGCAAGCCAGCTGTTAAGTCCCAAACAACCCAAACCGCGGTAGAATCGACGATCACAGAGGACGCTGAACTCAGCCCACTCATGGCCGCCGCTTCCGCAGCAATTTCACGCACAGTAAAGCCATAAGGCTTTCAGCGTAACACGCACACACAGTTAGGAGTAAATTACTAAAATGTTCAACTCAGAAAACCTACAAAAGAAGTGGGCACCAATCCTTGAGCACAAGGATCTGCCTTCCATCAAGGATAACTACCGCAAGGCAGTTACCGCCGTCATCCTCGAGCAGCAAGAGAAAGCCCTCCGCGAGGAGCGTGCTCAATCGAGCTTCCAGCCAATCACCGAGACAGCAGCCAATGCTACAACCGGTGGAACAGGCAACCTGGCTAACTGGGATCCAATCCTCATCAGCCTCGTTCGTCGCTCGATGCCAAACCTGATCGCTTATGATATCGCTGGCGTGCAGCCAATGAGCGGTCCTACCGGCCTGATCTTCGCTATGAAGAGCAAGTACACCTCACAGGGTGGCACAGAAGCTCTCTTCAACGAGGCCAACTCCGGTTTCGCAGGAAACGGCACAGCTAACGCTGGATCTTCTTCCTCACTCCCTGGCACAGATTCTAACACCGACACAATCGCTGACGACTTCGCAGTTGGTCACGCAATGACCACAGCTACAGCTGAAGGTCTGGGCTCTGGCTCATCCGGTGCTGGATCTTTCGGCGAAATGGCATTCTCCATCGAGAAGGCTACCGTCACAGCTCGCTCACGCGCTCTGAAGGCCGAATACACGATGGAACTCGCTCAGGACCTCAAGGCCGTTCACGGTCTCGATGCTGAGTCCGAGCTCGCCAACATCCTCTCGGCCGAAATCCTCGCTGAAATCAATCGCGAAGTTATCCGCACGATCAACGTCAAGGCCATCCTCGGCGCATCAAGCTCCAATATCACCGCTGCCGGAACCTTCTCACTGAAGACCGATGCTGACGGCCGTTGGAACGTTGAAAAGTTCAAGGGTCTCCTCGTTCAGATCGAGCGCGAAGCCAACCAGATCGCCAAGGCAACACGCCGCGGTAAGGGTAACTTCATCCTCTGCTCATCCGACGTTGCAACAGCCCTCGCCGCTGCCGGCGTGCTGGATTATGCTCCTGCTCTGAGCACAAACCTCGAGGTTGACGACACAGGCAACACCTTCGCTGGTGTTCTCAATGGTCGTACCAAGGTGTACATCGATCCATATGCCACACTTGACTACGTCACGGTTGGATATCGTGGAACGAACCCATACGATGCCGGACTCTTCTACGCCCCATATGTCCCACTGACAATGGTCCGCGCAGTCGGTCAGTCTGACTTCCAGCCACGCATCGGATTCAAGACCCGCTACGGCATGGTCGCCAATCCGTTCGCTGAGGCTACAGTCGCTGGCACCCAGACCGACAACGGTCTCGGAACCAACCGCGCCAATCGTTACTTCCGTATCTTCAAGGTCACTGACCTGCTCGACGTCTAATACGTCAGCCGAAGTAACTGATACACTAATTGAGGGCCCTCGAAAGGGGGCCCTCTTTTTGTGACGATAAATAATGGCATGAACAATCTCACGCTGAACAAAAACCTGCTGTCCCCGAACGGGTTCAAGCTGACGATCGACTCGACAAAGTTTTCAAATACCGAGTACTTCTGCATTTCTTCACCTCTCCCATCGGT